GACCACGACCGCGACCGCGACCACGACCACTCGTAGCCGGTTCTTTTTACGGCCGCGTTCACTTCTGCTTCTCCGGCAGGTCGTGGGTCCAGTTGGTGATGTCGATGATCGCGGAGATGAAGACGGCAACGGGATTCTTGAACGGCTCGATCTCGTTGAGGCTCCCTGATTCGAGGGCGTTGCCGAATCGGCCTGTGTCGGCGATCCAGGCGGCCTTGTTGAGGACGAGGTGGTCCTTGTTGATCTCGATGATTTTTCCGGTGTGGTAATGCGTGACGGTGCGGATCAGGACTTTGTTTCCGATCTTGATGGGCGACTTCGATTTGGTGACGGACGGCATGATGTTTCTCCTCGGGTTTGATTTTTGGTGGTGAGCTCGCGCTTCCCTTGGCATTCGGGCGCGCCTTCTCATCAGTGCCCCTGCCGGTAACGATCCGGCCTGGTCCGTTGGGGTCAGCGGCGGAATGCCGCCTTTTTCTCCTCACGCTTTATATATTCCATGACCGCGCGCTCAAGGATATCCTGCATCGTCTCGCCAGCGAGCGCAAGCGCAGAGCGGAAGCGCCGCGCCGTAGACTCTGGAAGCCTGAACCCAAGCTGCTGATATTCCATCGGTATCACCTCCTTCCGGTTCGTTTTTTGTTTACTTGTTATCATTATAACATTTTAACGCATGGTGTCAAGAGGTTATTTTCACGCAAAATGAAAAAGCCCCGCCAGATCGCGGGGCCGGGATCACTTGCTCAACAGCCTGTCGATGCACGCTTCACGCCCCATCGAACCGCGCATCAGACACGGCTTTGCGCGAAAAGAAAAGCCCCGCTTTCGCGAGGCTCTGCGGCTCTGCTTCCGCTGGCTCACAACATCCCTCGTGCGGCATGTGACTCCGCTTCCAGTCTATACGCCTGATATGCGCCTGATGATGCGCTGGTGATCGGCACCTTTCTGAGTCTATGCGCCAGCTATACGCCGTCTATGCGCCTCTGATCCAGCCGTGGGCTGCCGTGTAGTCGCAGGCGCACTCGCTCTTGCTGAAGTGTTAGCTTTAGTTGGTATTGATTGCTGCGATTCTTTTTTTAATTATCTCGCAATATTCAGGCTCACGCTCTATCAAAATAGCGTTGCGGTTAGTGTTCAATGCTGCGATACCCGTTGTGCCGCTGCCTGCTGTGAAGTCTAGCACCGTTTCGCCCTCGTTGGTATAGGTTTTTATTAGGTATTCCATCAGGGCTACTGGTTTTTGGGTGGGGTGTAATCCCCGTTCTCCGATGAACTCTAACACGTCTGTCGGGTAATTTGTGAACTCTGATACGTTTTCCCTCCCATGTTCTCTGTTGGTCTGGGTAGAATTACTGCGCTTGTGGATTCTCCGCTGAGCGACCAAATCTTGTGGAAAATACCTTGAACCTCCAAAGACGGATATCCGTTCGGTTTTTCTCAGGGGTTGTATCTTGGCGTTCAAGAAATTGACGGGCCGCTTTATCCACACCCAGTCGTATTTATAATCGGAGATGTTGCTGGTGCGCAGGAACGAGGAAAAAGGCTCGCTACCGAAAAGTACAATAGCCCCGTTCGGCTTAATAATCCGCTTCAACTGCTCCCACATCGGCGCGAAAGGGATTACAGTATCCCATTTGCAGGCGGTGGTGCTAACTAACCGTAGGGCGGGTCAGTGATAATAGCATCAACTGATTTGTCGGCAATGTATTTCATAGCTTCAAGACAATCAGCTTTGATTAGGCTATTCGCTGGAATCCGCCCTACGGCTTGCACCTCCTCTATTGAGTTGTAAAAAATCATTTTAAGCCCCCATCGGATTATTTCTATTACGAGATCGGCACCTCCCGCATCCAGGAGCGCCAACCGGGAATCAGAATTTGCGGCTCCATTCTAGATTCCATTCGGGCTTGGCTCCCCGCGCCACTGGAGGGGCGATGGGCTATTTCGCCAGCAGTCTGTCTACGCATGCCGACAAGCTCTCGCGCGAGAGCCTCGCGCCCTCCAGCAGCTCCCAGGTCGAGCGGCGGAGGGTGATGCAGCGCTTCTCGGTCGGGTCGCCCTCGGAGGCGAGCGGGCGGCCGATGCGCTTGAGCTGCCTTTCCGCGTGCCCGGCATCTCGGGCGAGGGCGGCGCTGTCCTTGAGACAATACGCCGCGTGGTTGACGCACATGCGGCCGGTGAACCCCTCGACGCGTGCCTCGGTGGCGCACATGGCGGCGCTGGATTCCTCGGCTCCGGCCTCGATGAGGGCCGCCTTGTATTCGGCGGCGTCTTTGATGGTCCGCAGCTTGCGTGCGAGTGTTGCGGTGGTGGTCATTGTTGGTGTCCTCCTCAGTATCCCATGACCCGGCGCATGGTCTCGCGCCCGGCCTCGATCTTGGCCATGTCGGCGGCACCCTGCCGCTGCTTTGCCGCGTGCGTCTGCCACTCTGGCGTGGCCTCGATCTCGCTGATAGCAGTGTCGATCATGGCCAGATGCTCGGGCCGGATGGCCAACTTGCCGATGGTGGCCGAGACCTGGACGCCATTGATGATCTGCAACTTGCGCACCGGGCGGCCCCGGAACACTCCGGCGGGGGTGGAAGCTGTGATCTCGATCTCGCAGACCGGCTTGGTAATATTGAGGTTGTCGTCGATCACCCGCTCGGTCACAAGGGCAACGGTTACGGCCACGGGGCCCCGGCTTGTGTTCCACTCGATCTTTCGTTCCATGTTCTCTCCTCTTTGCGGCCGGTTTGATTTTGTTCCCGCCCGCTCATGATACTAATATATGATTTTATCATACCAAAGTCAAGAAGTATTTTCACACCCCACCGAACACGGCATCAGACGCGGCTCTGCGCAAAAGAAAAGCCCCTCTTTCGAGGGGCGAAGTGAGAGGAGAATACCACGTCGTCGATCAGATCAAATCATTGCCGTTGCCACCCGTGGGCGGCGGTATAATCGCAGGCCATCAGCACGTCAGCGGGCCGGCGAACCTGCCGCTGGAACCGTCGGGACGCCGCCATTCGTAGGGAGGCTGACGGGTTGCTGCGATGCCTTCATCAGCTTAATACGGCCGACGGCGGCCTCGACCTCGGCACGGAGCCATGCCTCGAACCGGGGTTTGATCGCGCTGGGTATCTCGCCGATCATCGAGCGGGCGACGCTCATCGCGTGCGAAAGCGCGGCGGCCTTCTCGTCCTCGCTGAGCTTGCCATCCTTCGCGGCTGCCTTGGCATCGTCCACGAGCACCTGAGCGGTGGCCAGCACGGCCACGCCAACCATGCGAGCCGCTGCGGTATACCACGCGTCATCTGCCTTCGCCGCAAGCGATGCCCGCCACGACGAGATCAGGCCGGTGATCGCCGCAGCAAGCAGCGGGATGCCGATCGTGATGAGAGCTGACACAGCGGCTTCGATGATAGGTTGCCAGTTGATGGTCATGGTTGTATATCCTCCTGATTATTTGTCCAAATCGTTATCAGATGCGGCTCGTCCCGCACCGTTGCGGCCATGCGTGCGCTCATGCTCAGGTAGCACGCTCGGCACGAGTCGCCGATCTCTCGGGGCTTCCCACAGCTCAAGCAGGTTCCGTCCGATCTCGACGACGAGAGCGATGTCGGCGGCGGCTCGGGCTCGGTCGTCTGGCGCTTGCGGCTCACGCATCGACCACGATCAGTTCGGTGGGTTCGGTGATCACCTGGACGAGTTGTCCGAGTGCCGACCGGCTTCCCGATACGTCCGGGATGCGATCGCCGTTGATGTCGATGTGCTCGCGGCCGACGAGGATGCAGCCGCGCACATCGGATGGATAGTTGCCTCGATGGATGAGTATCCACTCCCGGCCGGGAACACCCTCGATCAGCAGATGATCACCCCGCGCCTGCGTCGATCGAGGCACGAGCCGATACCGTCCCGCAGGAATGCAGCTTTCCCCGACGGCGTTCCCCTTCCACGGCAGCTCGAGCGTGGCGAGGTCGAGTCGGAGAAACAGCCCGTCGAACACGAGCATACGCCCGAGCGTTCGATCCCTGAGCTTCTGGCGGCGGATGATGTAGGCCGTCTTCATTGCAGCCATCCCTGCGACTTGAGCGCGGCAGAGATCACGACACCGACGATGCTTCCGACCGTGGCGACGCACGTTCCGACCAGCCCGAAGAACGCGATCAGGACCGAGGGCGAGAACTTGTTGATGTGCTCTAAGACCTTTTCCATGCTGACCTCCAGCCTTTCAATTCGGTTCTCATGATCGACGTGATACGGGCATCGGCCTTCCTCGTGCGGCGTCATCTCATTATCTCCTGATAGTATATCAATTATTATACTTTACACCCGAGGCCCGTGTCAACGCTTTCCAAGCATATTTTCGACCAGCCACGCCCACGCCCTCGCATACCACGGGAGCGGGTCAGCCGCCGGCTCCCCGAGGGTATAGATGCAGGCCGGCGCGAACCTGGAATACAGCTCCCGGACGGCCTCGCGTGACAGCTCGTGGATAGTGCCGTCGCCCCAATGCCAGCGGGTTTTTCCGTCCGAGGCATACGAGGCGAGGACGATCCAATGCTGCGCGGTCGGGTTGGATGCTGACAGGTGAACGAGCATGATCGTGGTCTGGCTCGGGAGCTGCCCGCGTTCAAGCTCACCGAGGGTGCCGAGCCGGAAGCCAATGCCGAGGCGGCGGGCGACCGCCTCATGTTGCCCCGGAGAGTCGAGCAGGTCATCCCGCACGTCGCCGTATCCAGCCCAGCCCCAGGCACGCCGGACGCGGGCGGCGGCTTCCGGGTAGGATTCCCCGGAGAGCTTCGCCACGGCCCACGCCATCGCGTCGGGGCCGCACGACTTGGCCTCCGCCTGCCGGTAGGTGTTCACTTGTCGTCGGTCGCTCCGGCGAGTCGTTCATCGGCCTTCGCGAGCGCATAGCCCTTCTCCCAGAGGTTGCCGACGCCGTTCAGCTCGTGCGGGCCGGAAAGCTCGATCACGTCGATAGGCGACTTCCCGGCTTCACGGGCGGCCTTGCTGGCGAACACGTCGAGGATCACGGCGAGGTTGCCCTTGGTCGCGTTGATCTGCCGGATGTTGATGTATGCGTTCTCGATGCCAGATTTCTCGTGATTCTTGATGAGTGCCATTGTTCTATTCTCCTTAGTGTAGTATTTTAGGCCAGCTTCGATATAGCCCAGGAGAAGGCGTCAGGGCCGCAGGAGCGAGCGGATGTCATCGTGTAGGTATTCATTTGAACACCTGGACACGGTGATTACTGCCATCCGCGACATATACGTCCCCGGAAGCATTTGCCGCTATAGCTTGTGCGCCATTAAATTGCCCATCACCAGAGCCAGACGACCCCCACTGGCATATATACCCGCCGGTCGAGGAAAATTTCTGAACCCTATCGTTGCTGTTTTCGATCGTATAAACGCATCCACTTGAATCCACTGCTACGCCATATAACGAAAAGAATTGTTTGTTCCCAGAGCCGGTAGTTCCCCAAGACCTAACGCTAGTTCCAGACGCGGTATATACATGCAGACTATCATCGTATCGGTCGCAAACATACAAATTCCCGCCATAATATGCGTTGCCAACAGGATAACGCAGATAGGTATTCCACTGAGTTTGATAAGTTCCGGCAGTGTTGAATTTCTGGATGCGACCGTTATTGGTATCTGACACATACACATAGCCAGCATTATCTACGCTGATGCCTTGGGGGCACGCAAATTCCCCATTGCCAGAACCAGATGAGCCCCACTTGGCCTGAAATGTCCCAGAAGAAGTGAATTTTTGAATGCGATGATTACTGGTGTCGCACACATAAACATATCCGCTGCTATCCACCGCGATACAGCTTGGGTGGGCAAATTGTCCATCGCCAGTGCCGCTGCTTCCCCATTGCGTGACATACGTGCCAGACGAATTAAATTTCTGAACGCGATTATTGTTATAATCTGCTACATAAATATTGTCACTTGAGTCTACCGCGATCCCGTTGGGGTAATTAAATTGACCGTTTCCAGTCCCAGAACTGCCAAACTTCGTATAATACGCATGCGCGTTCGGAATTCCGGCATACGTCACCCCGCCGACCCTGGCCCGCAGATGCGACACATCTGCCCTGCTGGCGTCGCCGAGCATCATGTAATACGTCGTCCCTCCGATCCTGCACCCCAGGTAATGCGTCCCGACATCACCCGTTGAGGTGTAGAGCCGGTTTTGATACGTGGCTCCGCCGAATCGGTAGCAGAAGTAATGCCCCGAAAACGCTGCGAAGGCAGACGAGACGACGAGCAGGAAGGCAAGCAGAATCGTGATTCGCTTCATGCCGTCACCTCACTGCAACCAGATTTGGCCGTTCGTAGGCGACGACGGGGACGCGAGGGGAATCTTGTCGGCCTCAAGGCCTGACCCGCTCCCATCGACGGCCTTGATGGCATTTCGGAAATTTGTGCCTGCTCCGGTCACGGTGAGATCGCCGCCGACGGTTGCCGCCCCGGTAGATTCTATTGTGCCGGTTATTTTTGCATTACCATTCACCTGCAATTTATTGCTGCCGTCGTCGATCGTGGTGTTGATGAGGAGGTGGCCGTATTTTGTTAGGCGCATACGCTCATTGGGCGGGGCGCTGTTAGCGGCGTTTGTCCAGAAGCTTATGTAAGAGTCGGCATTTGCGCAGTACATCCTAATCCCAGATGCAGCCCGATTTGTATCAAAGCATTTCCAGCCGCCAGAATAATACAGGTTGTTGTTAAAATATGTGGTAGAGCTATCCAGCTCAAGTTGGAATCGTATTGGATATGTAGTTCCGTCACCATGCCCGACTTCAAATCCTTGGTTAATATATACATTTGTATCTATACTAGCGGGTTTGGCGTTGAAATATGTTTTTCCTGAAAATAATGCGCTGCCGTCATACCCGATTCTGAACCGCTCCTGGCCGTTTCTGGTGTAGAAAATGTGGTCGCCGGTGCTGACGTCGCCTGCGTAGTATTGAAGTTGTCCCCCTTGTGTGGAATATAAATTGCCACATACGTAGATTAAGCCACCATGAGAGGTTCCCACATCATTCCCGCCGGCAAAAGTTACAAACCCCGTATCTGCGGTATTAAAAATCCCGTAGTTGCCCGAGAATTTCAGGCGCCCCGTCATCGCCCGGCTGCCGTTCAGGCGCAGGAGGAGGGCGTCGGAGGCGTTGAACGCGCTGGCGTGGTAACCGTCGAGGAGATCGGCGTTGAGGTTCGTATTGAGCGTGCCGTTGCTGCGCGGAATGTTGCCAGAGGCGTTGCCGACGCTCAGCCCCGAGACGGTCCCGGCGTTGACGATAGCGTCGTCCTTGATCGCCCGGAAGTTCTCCCGAACGAGCGCCGGGACGTCGGCAACGTATTCGTTGTCGGCAGGTTTGGCCGCGTTGTAGGCGCCGAACGATGTCGCCACGGTGGCCATCAACACCCCGAGAAGGAACATTCTAAATCTTCCAATACACTTCATGGTCAATACCCCCTGACTCTGATATCCGCCGTGCCGCTCACGTAGGCACCCGTGATGAAATTCCGAATCTTGAGCGTGCATTTCTCCGTTGTCTTTGAAACAAGCACCCCGTGCGTGTTGTCACCGAGCGATGTCACGGCTACGGACGGGACGACGTGATACGTGTGCCCGAAGTTCAGCTCTGTTCCCGCCGCTGCAATTGAGTGATCCCGGAATATCAGCTCTTTGTCGGGCACGTCGATGCTGATCGTGAACAGCGTGACTTCCGGGGTCTTCGCCGCGTCGGTGGTGGTCAGAACCGCACGGAACGCGACGTATCGAAACGTCTGCGTGGCCGGCGCGAACACGAGCCAGTCAGTCCACGTCGTGCCGTTCAGGCTGGTTCGGAACTCCAGCCGGGCCGCCTGGCCCGAGCCGTAGAGCGCCAGAACAAACCAATCGACGGCGATGTGCGCGGTGATGATCTCGCCCATGTCCTTGGTGACGCAGGTATACGTGCCGCTCGTCTGGCCGGTCGCGAGCTTCAACACGTTCGCCGATCCGGCTGCATTCATGCGGAGCGTTGGCCAGTCGCTCATCCGGCCGCCAAGCGTGGCCATCGTATATTGGCTGCTACCGAATGCCGTGTTGCTGTGCGTGCCGCTCTGCAAGACCAGCTCGTCGAAGCTCTGGATCACGTTCCGGGGCGTGAGAGCCGAGACCGTCACCGTCGCGCTTGCGTCGTTCGCACTCTCATATCCGGCCCGGTTGATGGCCTTGATGCGCAGCACGTAATCCCGCTCGGCAGACACCGGAACCTCGACCTGGCTCTTGCTCGGGTCGCACTCCGCGAACAGCGCACCCAACGCATACGCCGGGCCTTCGACGATCCGGTATCCGAGGAGGTCCTGGTCGGCGACCCGCGTCCACGAGAGAAGGATGTTGTCACCGTTCTGGAGCGCCTGGAATCCCGTCACGTCGCTCGGGGTCAGGTTGATATCGGCGATGATTGTTGCATCGTTTTCGGAATAGAACCCGGCTCTGTTGATGGCCTTCACGCGGATCGTCGTCGGGCCTTCGCTCGAAAGCGTAACCGTCGTGTATGGATCCGCGATCTTGTCGCCGACCACGGTCGCCGTGGCCCACGATGAGCCGCCCATGCGGACCTCGTAGCGCTTCACGTCCTTCTCGGTCGATGGCGTCCACGAGATGCGGAGTTGCGTCCTGTTCGCGGGGTCCTGAACAGCTGTCAGGCCGGTGACGTCGGAGGGCTCGACGTTCAACTCGAACGTGATCGTCGCCTCGTCGGAATAATATCCAGCGCGGTTAATTACCTTGAGCCGGAACACGTAGGTTCCGCTTATCGGGATTGTCCAGGCGGCCATCGGGTCAGCAAGCTTGTCTCCGATTACCGTCCCGGCAGCCCACGACGAGCCGACGCGCAGCTCATACCGTTTGACGTCCAGCTCGCTCGATGGTGTCCATGTGATAATAGCGATGCCTTTATTCTGCGGGTCATACGACACGGCAAGGCCGGCCGGAACTGTGGGCAGGAGGTTGAGGCTGAATGCTGCGGTTGTCTCTTCGCTCGCGTTGCCCAGCGTGTCGAACGCCTTCACGCGGAGCGTGTGCGTGCCTGGAGCCGGAACCGTCCAGGCATACCGAGCCGTCGTCAGATGCGCCGCGATTAGGGTTGCATCGTCCCAGCCCGTGCCGCCGACGCGCAGCTCATAATCCCGGAGGTCGAGATCCGTGACAGCTCCCCAAGCGAGATTCAGGATGGCCTTGTTCTGTGGATCCTGGGTTCCAGTGATCGCCCCCGGGGCCGACGGAGGAGCGGATTTCCCGACGACAGTGAGAGCGCTAGAAACGACCGGAGCCCCGGAAATGCCCCACCGGTTGAACGCTTCGATCTTGACCTTGATCGTATCGTTGCGCTCCGTCTCCAGCGCCTTGATGAGCGCTGACGCAGATGGAGACGTGCCGGCGGAATGCCACACGCCGTCACCGTTCACCTCGTAGCTGATCGTGTAGCCGCTGATATACTGGTAAGCGCTTGCCGCAATGCCGGTCCACGAGACGCCCACGTCGGTCAACCATGTGCCGTCTGGTAGCTGGTAGGTGTTTTCGGAGAGCGTGAGCCCTGACACCGTTGGGATCGAAAGCGCCGTCACCGTGTATGATCCGCTCACGGTGGCCAGCTCGTTTCCGAGAGCGTCCAGCCCGATCACGCCGACGGAGTATGTCTTGTCCTTCGTGACCTGGTGCGAATACGACGACTGCGATATCCCGACCCGGCCAACGGCCCGGCCATCGATCATCACCACGGCGCCGCCATACGATCCGCGCGGAGGCGACCACGAGATATCGAGGAACGCATGCCCGGCGAGGTCGAACCTGAAGCTGATCGCGAGCCCGGAAATGGTCGGCAGCGGAACGGTATAATCCACTTCCGGCACCGTCGCCGTCTCGTCGTAGACCTCGGGGTAATACTCGGTCGCGTCGATCCGGACGCGGAGATCCCCGGAACGTGCGATCTTCGTGACGCGGAACGGCTTTGTAGCGAGATCCACGGCGCCGAAAGCGTAGAGGTCATACGCCACCGGCTGAGTCGACCAGGCCGTCGTCAGGGTGAGCGTGGCGGTGTCGGTATCGACGAGCACGGCCGAGACGGTCTTGTCGACGATCGTCCCATCACCGAGCCGGACTTTCACGGCATACGTCGTTCCGGGGCTCATGTGGACGGACCTGTCGAGCGTGATCGAGTTTGCCGTTGCACTCACGACGCGCCCGCCGTTGCCCCACCTCGGAACATCGTGCTGGACCAGAACCACGTCGCCAACCTGACAGGCCAGCGCGTCGATATCGGCCTGGAAGGAAATGGAGCGCTTGATATACTTGTTCAGCCGGAGCCGATACAGCCCCTCGCGATACGCCCGGCGGTAATCCGTGATCCCCGGGAGCGTCACCTGAGTCGGGCTGTTCACGGCCGCCGTTCCGTCGTAATCGTCGCCGTAGACCATCACGACATCGCGCTGGTAGTCCTTGTCGGCGTTGTTGAATGAGATTTCGATGGCGTTCGCGCGGTCTCGGCTGGTCAGGTATTCGCCGTTGAGCGAGTCCTCGAGGATGTTCCCGACCGTGAACATCTGCACCGGGGCCGACACCTGGCCATCGAACACGCACGAGAACTGCGTGCCGCGAAGCACGACCATCCCGCGGCCGATCTGCGCCACCTTCTGGAGCTGGTCCCAGAGAGACGCCGCAGCGTCGAGATGGATGTTGGCCTCGCACCGCTTCATCCCGTCAACAACCTCGTCACAATACGCCGCCCATGCCTCGAACGCGGAGTAATCGATCCGTGCATGCGGATCCCCGCGAACGACGTATGAACTGGTGGAGGTGCGAGGATCCTCGAGGTATCGCGCCCGGTGGATCAGGTCGTAGCAGATCCAGGCCGGATTCGTGGCCGCCTTCGTCGTGTATCCGATGCCGGGCACGTAGACGTGAACCGTCGATCGCGTTTGCAGCCACGATATCGAGGGCATGCCTCCCGAGAGTTTGTCGGTGGCCATCGCGCGGATGCCGACGAGCACTTTCCCCGGCCGCGTGAAATCGTCGTAGATGATGTGTGAGAGCGAGTTCCAGACGGCCTGATTGATGAAGCGCGAGCCGGTCCCGTGAACGCTGTTGACCTTGGCCCGGACCTCATATTGCCCCTGCGTCAGGCCGTCTTTGCGGAATGTTCGCCGCACGGCTCCATTCTTCTTGTCCCTGATCTCCTGCGCCGCAAGCCAGCTCGTCCACGTCGGAGCACCAACGAGGCGGTAGTCGGCGTCGATCTTGACCCAGCTCTCGGACGGGCTGCCGTCGTCGTTCACGTAACAGAGCCCAGACGGAAACGCTATCGAGATTTCAAGGCCCGATCCGCCGTCGCCTTCGGTCTGGTATTCCGCGTATCCGTCGTCGGAAAGCTCGATCGAGAACACCTGATCCGCGAACGAGTCACCGAAAAACGAGATCGGCGTCTGCGTGTTCGTGCCGGTGCGCGTCTCAATCGCGACTGCAACGGCCTTCTGGACGTATGATAGCCGTTTGTATTGAAACGCGTAGGTGGTCGCATCTGCCGAGGTGAGCGTGATGCGCGTCTCATAGATCGCCCCGGGCAGATCGTCGATACGGTATGTCCGGGAAAATGCGCTGTAGCTTCTCTGCGTGACAGTCTCGGTCTTCCACGTCACCCACGATCCGCCGGACACCCGATACTCGATCTTGATGCCGACGCTGCCACCCCAGAACGTCCCGTTCTTGATCATCCCGTTCGGCCAATACAGTTCGATGTCGAGGGCCGTCGCGGCCACCGGCGTGGATGCCGTAGCCGTTTCTCCGACCGCATCAAGCGTCGTGCCAGGGTAGGTGTCGAAAAGCTCGTCGTCGTCTGCGATGCCGCCGAAATTCTCGGATGGATTGTTGTTGATCTTGATGTCTGAAACGCTGTCGACCGGACCCTCGCCGCCGCAGAGCAGGACGTTGAGATACTGCTTTTTCCCGTCGCTCGTGACGTGCTGGTTGAGGATCTGGCCCGTGATCCGAACCGTGCCGTAGGTGATCGGCACCGTGCCGCCCTGCCGGGAAATAGGCTGCATGTCGCCCCACGAATGGCCATTTTCCCAAGCGCTGGAGCTGGTATCCGGCATGTCGACCTGCGCCGCTTTCGCGCTCATGCCACCAAGCAGCGACCCGCCGAGATAAAGCAGCGCTCCGGCTGCAAGCCATTTTCCAGCGCCGCCAGCCATCAGGCCGCCGGCAAACAGACCACCGCCGCCAAACGTCACGACGGTCAATGCGATCGCTGCAATCGTGGCCAGAGGATTTTTCCCGCCACCACCGCCGCCCTTGCCGATGACCGGGCAAAGCGTGACGAAATCGCCAGCGCTCGGAACGGTCGTCTGGATCTCGTCAGCGCTCAGCACGCGGCCATTTAGTCCGGCAACCACCGGCAGATCGGACGGGAGATACGACGCAACGGCCCGCCCCTCGACGGGAAGCGGCGTGATCTCACGTTCCGCAGGCCGGAAGGGATTGCGGACGGTGACGAGATTGAACAGCTCAGGCCGGGAGATAGAAGCCATCAATGCGCCTCGCCCACGAGGGGCTCATGATTCGATCGATGCAGACGCCCACGCGCTCCCGCGTATGGATGAACTGCCCGAAGCCGATATAGACCCCGCAATGGTTGCAGCAGGTCACGGAGTTAAACCGCATGACGATCACGGACGGGTTCTCTGGCTGGATCAGGCGGCGCCAGACCGGTTTCTGCCGCTCGATCTCTGCGCCCACCAGGTCGAACGCGAGTGCAGGAATGGCAAAGTCCGGAAGCGTGATGCCATGCCGCCGGAACACCTCGAGCGCCAGGCCCCAGCAGTCGAGGCCGATCTTCGGATCCCGGCCGCTGTCGAGGAACGGAACGCCGATCAGGTCGTCGTAATCAGGCTGAAGCATAGAAGCCTCCGAGCGGGATCCCTGGTTCCCCGCCGAAGCGGGTGGAGTTCGACCGCTGCCGGCATTGCGCAAGCGTTTTCGCGCACGTCGGATACGCCGCCTTCGTGGATGCCGGAACGCCGCACTCGACGCCGCCGTATTGGAACGGGCAGAAGTCCTTGAGGTATCGCCGCTCCGGAATGCGCCGGGTCAGCTTCGCATCGCCGCCGAGGGTGAACGTGATCCAATAGGCGTCGTATTTGCAGCTCGTGCAGATGAAGGCGAGTTCGAGTTCTGGCGTGGTGATGTCGAGATGCTTCGAGTTCACTACCCGCAGGATCACCGGGAAGTCGACGCCGCCGCCGGCCTGCTCGATGTAATACTGAATCTCCTGGGTGACGTTAGAAACACGAAGCGCCACGCTCGGGATCTCGCCACGCCCGGACTCCTGCATCTCGTCCAGCTCGAACGGGAACGCAATCCAGGTGTTGCCGTCCCACGTCAGATTCTCGTTGTTGTTGCAGACCCGCACTGAATCCTGTCCGGGAATCTGGATTTCGACGAGAACCGGCCAACAGGAATCGCCGGATATCTTGTTCTTTTCGAGAATGGCGGCAGCCGAAAGATTCAGCATCGATCAGACCTCCTCGAGCGTGACTTCGACGGACCACAGGCGAGGCGTGCCCGTGCTGGTCCATGCGACAATCTCGGCTTTCGGCTCAGAAGCGAACCGAACGGTTTTTGATGCGCTGTCGGTCAGGCACGTCCAGGTAAACGACACACTGCCGCCTACCGCTGTTCCGGTGTAGAACGACATTAGAGATGTGTAATCGGCGTGCGACATCGCCGGCCATTTCAGCTCCCACGTTCTGGGGATGCGGGTATATCGCGGCCGGGTCATGGTGTATCCGCCGTCGGACTTCGAACGGAGCGCCGGATCGGCGTATTTCTCCGAGACGGGCAGCGATGGATAGGCGATTGATGGCCAGTTTGCCATTTCGTCAGGCTCCCTTCAACACGGTCCGAAGGCCGTTCACGTCGCGGGCGAAGGCGTCGAGGAATAGATCGACGACGACCTCCTGCCCGTTCCGCGTCGTCTGTTGCCGCGCCTGTGCCGGGGTTCCGGTGTTGTTGTGGACGTTCAGCGTGACGCGGGTCTCGCCGCCAAGACCTCCGGCGCGATCGAGCGGAATGACCGCCTCCGGCCCGCCGCCTTCGCCGATCATGGCCAGCGTTGGGCGAGTGACCACGCCGCCGTTCGCCATGCCTGGAACGGCAACTCGTGCAAGCGCACGAGACAGCCCAGACAGCGCCGTGAGCCCGGCCGCCGCCGAAGCGGTAGACGCCCCGAACGTCGCCGCTGCAACCATCGCCGCCGCCGGTGCCCAGGCTTTCGCCGTGATGGCCGCCGACGCGACGGAGGACGCCGTCATGGCCTTCTCCAGCCCCTTCGACATCGTGGCCGCGAGCTGCCGCTGCACCATCCATTTCACGACCATCGTGATGAGCTGGAGCCCGAGATCCTTCATCGCCTGCGCTGCGCTCTTCGCGCCCGTGATGACGCCGGTCAGGGCATCGGTCAAGCCGGAGTAAAGCGTCTGGTATCCTTCGACGAGGTAGGAGAGGCTGGAACGATTCGCGTCGGCTAGAAGCTGCTGATGGAGACTCATAGCCTCTTGCCGTCCTCGCAAGGACTGCATGAAAGCTACATTTTGCTGATTGAGATGCTGCAAATAGGCTTGCATATCGCCGGTGCGATAATCGGCCCAGAGCTGCTTCTCAATGTTTTGGCCGGACTTCACCGCCTCGATTCTGTCGTTCAACTCCTGCGCAAGCTGGTTTTGTATCTCTTCATTGCGGGCGGATTGGTCGAGCAGCTTTTTTTCTTCATCAGCCTGCTTCCGCTCAGAAAGCTTCCGGCTCTTTGCGAGGTAGGTTTCTTTCAGCCGGAGAAGATCCTCGTGATAGGTCTTGCTTGCCGCCTTCGACTTGTTCAGTGTCTCGAGCTGCTTGTCATACCAATCCTTGAGGATCGTCTCCTCGTCCTTCGTCGCCTGCATCCATTCGGATCTGATGCTTTCCGATATGCTCTTCGCCTCGCTGGCGAGGTCACGGCCGGACTTCTCGCTGGCGAGGTCACGGCCGGACTTCCCGCCGCCGGAAGCCGGAGACGGTATCGGAGCCGCAGAACCGGCGGGCTTGTAGGTCGTGGCCGCCTGCCCCATGATGCGGGCGAGAGCGCCAACAGCCGGAATCACCTGGGAGATCTGCCCGATGATGCTCTGAAGCATCGTGCGCCAATCGCCGGAGGCCTGCACCATCCGCACGATCGCGGACGTGGTGCCGTCATACTGGCGACCAAGCACCCATACGGCCCGCTGCTGTTCCTCCAAGGCGGCCTTGACGTTGCCCCTGGATTCCTGCGCCATCTTGTGAAACGCAACCTGCATCTTGGCCAGGGGTTCGGCAAGGTATTGCGCGATCTGGGAATCCTGAATCGACGAGCGCATAACCCCGGCGAGGTCGGCGAACAGATTCGCGAAGCCTTCCCGGATGCTGTTGTAGGCCATCCTGGCGCCGGTGGTGAGGATCTCAAAGAACGCGGCGATGCGGTCACGGCTGTCGTAGAGCTTGTATGCGATTTCGTAGAGGCCCCACAGCACCACCGCAACGGCCGCGACCTTGGCCGCAAGGGGGAGAAGCGGGACGATAGCCACGACGGCCCAGCCCTTGAGAAGCTGCAAGGACGGGATCAGCGCCCCCGCAATGGCTCCAGAGAGAGCAACTACGGCGTATGTCGTCTTGCTGAACGGTTCGATCAGCAGTGCCCCGTTCTTCGCGTAATCGGCCCGGATCTTGTTGATACTCTCGGACATGCTCGCGATGACGCCGCGAAGGTCGAAGGCCTTTGCAATATCTTCACCGATATTTCGCATGATCTCGGAAACGTCGTCTCGGAGCGTTGAAAGCAGGCCGTTCACGGTTTGGGATTGCGCCTGCATTCCCCCGACAAACATGCCGGTTTTGCTCGTCAGGCTGATGACGGCCTGTTCGAGATTGCTGAAATGCACCCGCCCCTTCTCGACCAGCTTCCGAACCTCTGATTCCGTCACGCCGAATTGCTTCGCCAGCTCCTGGATGATCGGGATTCCCCGGCCGGTGAGCTGGTTGATGTCCTCCATGAAGAGCTGACCCTGCACGCGGGCCTTGCCGTAGATCTCCGCAATCTGCCCGATGGGTTGCCCGATGCCGGACGAGATATCACCCAGCCGAGTCAGCGTCGGGATGAGATCACCGGCAGAGATGCCGAATGCAAGCAGGCTTCGAGCGGCCGGGGCGATCTCGGAAAACTCGAAGGGAGTTTCGGCCGCGAAGGTCTTCAGATCCTTCATCACGGCTCGAGCAGCGGATGCCGATTTCAAAAGCGTCCGGAATCCGACTTCGACCTGCTCCATGTCGGCGGCCATCTTCACGGCCGCAATGCCGAGAGCCGCGAACCCAGCCACGGAAGCCGTCACGGCTTTAGCGAGATCCTGGGAGAGAGAGATTGCTTCCGAGCCGAGGGCTTTCCTCATTACGCGGTTAGCGCGGTTGATCTCCGCCCGAAGCTCGGACGTATCCATTCCAACCGCTACATAAAAGCGTCCAACCGGTTCAGAGAAGCCCATTACAATTTTCTCCCCAAACGCTTTTCAAAATCGCGTTTCAAGCGCTCGTGCGCCTCGCGTGGTGTCTCGTTCGTTTCGTTCCGGTCGTCCCGTTCCGGCAAGAGGTCTTCGACGGTGACGGGTTCTTTCTGTGGGTTGATGCCGTTGATCAGTTGCGCCACCGTCCAGGCCGTTCGACGCATCTCCATGCGCTGGTGCTGTTCGATACCGTCGATGGCCGCCCGGTATTCGCCTGGGGTCATGCGCCCGAAGTCCCATGGGAGCAGATGCAGGATTCCGTATGCCGTGGGCTCGGCTTCCTGCACCCACTCCCGAAAGGAGGTCAGGCGCTTTCCGGAGAAGGGCCGGCGGCGTCCTTGGCGTCAGATGGGCGGATCAGGCCAGACTCGAGAATCCCGTCGTTGACGGCCTTCATCAGATCCGCAAGCGGCTTCCCCGATTCGAGCCAGATCTGCATCATGGCCCCGACGCGCTGCGGCGTTAGGCTCGGGTCTTCGTGCTTCAGCCCGGCCCAGAGAAGGGCACGCTGCACGGAGAACCGAAGCAGTCCTGTTTCGGTCGACAGCACATCGAGGACGCTTGCGCCGATCAGGGCCTCGGCATCGGCGAAAGCGTTGATGTCGAAACGCAGGTTCCGGGGTCGGTCGAGTTCGATTCTGACGCTATTCATGGATCCTCCGTCAGGACGCGAGCTTCACGGCGGCTACGGTCACGTCGGTGACGGCCGAATAGGTGACCTGGACGTAACCGCTGGCGTCGTTGTAATGGCGCATCTGGAACGGCCCGATCTCCTTCGTGGTGCCATCGGCGACCGTGACGGCGATGTTGTGCTTGGTTCCCTGGTCGCAAGCGGCCTGCGCGGTGATCGTGACGGTGATCGAAGAAGTCCCGCCGTTGATCACGCGAAGAGCGATGTTCCCGGAGTTGGTGAAGAAATTGCCTTCCGCGTTGGCGGCGGCGGCCGTGATGGCCACGCCGGCGCGGGTGATTTCCTGGACAGTCAGAGCGGAAGCAGCCATGATGTTTCCTCCTTATCAGGCGGCCGTCAGGGCGGAAGCGCCCTTGAGGCTGATCTTCATCTTCGAAACGTCATCCTTCTCGCCGGTCAGCTCGAGGGAGACGATGGACGCGGTGCCGCTGTAGGTGCCATGCGCACCGACGGCGATGCTGACACTGATCTGGTTCCCCGCAAGGAACGCGGCTTCGACGGCATCCTGTCCGGCGTCGCTGTCCAGCGTGATCGCTTCGCAGTCGATCGCCCAGGTGCGGTTGCCGACGATCGTCGTATCCCATCCGCCCGTCGTCTTGTCGGAGACGTCGATCTCCTTGCCGTCCATCTTCAGCGACGCGTTGCGCTGGCTCCCGATGGTCTGGGCTCCGACGCTCAGAAGAACGTCCACGCCACGAATTTTGGCCATGATTTACACCTCCTGGTATATTCTGAATCTGAACCTGATAACCCCGTGGCGCGTGATGCCGTCGGGATCGCGGAACGTGTCGGCGAACTCGCGTTGCGCGATGGCCGACTGAAATCCTGTGATGAGGAGAGGGGCGCCGGTCATGGCCGCCGTGATCTCGTCGAGAATGGTCTTGACCTCGGACATGCCTTTCGCTCTGCTCCAGACGTGGAGCGTGAGCGTCACTTCCTCGCCGTGCGCGTTCTTCACGCCTGCATCCGTGGCTGTATCCTCGCCGATGGCGACGTAGGGGAAGGCGGCTCCCTGCGGAATCTCGTCATAGACGGGGCGGGAAAGCCGAGAGGAAAGGCGGTTGTATACCGACCGCTGCAATTCGAGCATCGAGGAGCGCATCGGGATCATCGCAGACCTCCGCCGGCTTTCCGGAGCGCTTCGGCAATTCGGCCGCCAAGGCGGGATGTGACCATCTCGAACGCCGGGAACAGGTGTGGCTTTGCGGTGGTGCCGGGGTGGTTGTCGTGCGGCTGAGTGCCGAACTCAATGAGATGGCTAATCGGATGGACCCGGCTTCCCCGCCATGCCGCGATGATGCCGGTGATGCCGTCGGACTTGCCCTTGATCGTGTCGCGATAATCGCCGGAGTCGACCGGCGCAAGCCGCTTCGCCTCGGTGGCGATCTCGTTCGTGGCCAGCCGGACCAGCCCTTCGAGGTTGTCCTTGCCGCGATCGGCCAGCTTTTCGAGGTTCCGCTCGACGCGATCGAGACCGACGAGTTTGACGCTTGCTCTACTCATCAGCGCCAACCTCCTCGGCAATCAGATCGAGGCGTTCGAACGTCCCGGCCGGATCGAGGACAGCGATGATGTTCAGCGTGCGCGAACCGTGCAAGATCCGCATGTTCGCGGCGATGTCGGTTCGGTAGCGGATGCCATACTGAACGCGCCTGGTCGCCTGGACCTTGTCGGCGTTCACCAGCTCCTTCCCGGATTCCTGGCGCATCGAAGCCCAGACGGTGCATACCGGGCCCCATGTCTCGGTGAAGCCGCCCATGCCGTCGCTCAATTTGACGGCCTGCTGAATCTCGATGCGGTGCCGCATGTCGCCAGCTCTCACAGCGCCACCAGCCTTTCGGAGTCGAGCAACGCGCGGAGGGCAAACTGCACCTCGGTCGTGATGGTGCCGGTGATAGAGGCTTCACGATTCTTGTCCCACTGGCTGATTAGCAGCTTCATCGCCTGCTTGATCTTCTGCGGGACAGCGGCGGCAGACGCATAGCCGGCCACATACCGGACCTTGATCGCGCCGATTTCCCGGAGCGTGACAGCGGGGATTTCTTTCAGGTAGGCACGGCCCCGGCCGGTCTCGGCAGAGACGACGTAATCGGCCGCGTCGAGCGTATGCTCGGTTCCATCGGAGTCGGTGTATTTGATCGAGGTGACCGACTGGAGCGGCGGGCGGGGGAGGTTGATGATGCAGTCCTCCGGCCATTCGTCCAGGGTCAGCTCGATGGTGGTCGTGATGATGGTTTTCGAAAGGTAGTCCTCGCAATATTCCCGGGCGGCCGAAATGAGCGCCTGGACGAGCGGGTTGTCTTCCGCCGCGTCGATGCGCGCATGCAGCTTCGCCTCTTCGAGCGAAACCGGTTCGGTGGCCGGAGCCGTGATGGTTGCGAGTGACCAGCTCATTTTTTCGCCTTGTTCTTCGGAGCGGCCTGGATGGCCTTCTCTTCGTGCTCGGATTCGGGATCGAACCCGGCGCCGGTGCGGATCGCGGCGGCGGCACACGATTCGGAAACGTCGATCGTTTCTCCGGCCGGATGCGTGACGATGTTGATGCCGTCGTCCGCGTGCCGGAACTCGCGCTTGAACGTGATTTTCATGGCTTCACCTCGGGGGAGTGATGGCGGAGCGGGTCGAAGCCCGCCCCGCCCGAACCGTTATTCAGAGACAGGAGCGATGCGCGGCCGGCCGCCGATGATCGCCACAGAGGCCGTGGTCGTAGCGGTGCCGGTCTCGTCGAGGCGGACCTTCAGATAGGGCATCTCGCCGACGTAGCCGATCTTCTTGATCGCGGGTGCGGCCTGCGCCGCGTTGATCGTGTGGATCGTGCCGGAAGCGTCAGGGGTGGCGCCCACCACGTCATCAGCCGTGACCTCGGTAAACGTGCCGATCGAGCTGGCACACTCGAGGAGCTGGAACTTGAAATAGTTCGAGCCATCGAAAGAACCGCTCGCCGTCTGGATCACGACAATCGCGGAGCCGAAGTTGCTCACGTCGACCGCCGAGCCGAGCGTATCAGCGGTATACTGAGCCGTGCCGAGGCCGACGAGAACGCCGGTCACGGTGCTGATGTCCTGAGCCGCGAACCCGATCGACGCGACCAGAAGCGCAAGAACCAGAATGATATTTCTGATGTTATTCTTCATCTCATCACCTCCGTCAGGCCGCGAACTTCAGGAACTTAATCGCGTTGGAATCGGCGACCATGCCGCCGACGCGCTTGGTGGTGTAGAAGCCGACGTAGGGCTTGTTGGAGAACGGATCTCGGAGCATGCGGGTGCCCATCCGGTCGACGATGATGTATCCGCGCTTGAAGTTGCCGAACGCGATCGAGAGCGAGTTCGACGCGATGGCGGGCATGTTCTCGTCCTCGTTCAGGGCGTAGCCCAGAAGCGTGGCGGGCTGGCCGGCCTGAACGCTGGGCTGCCAGATGTAGTTGCTCTGGCCATCCTTCATCTTCCGAACGGCGGCGGCGGTGGTGCGGCTCATCAGCCAGGAGGCACCGGCGCGGTATCCGGCCCGGAGCTTTCCGACGACATCCTGGAGGTTGTCGGCCGGGGACTTGGTGCCGGCGGCGTAGGCGAGGAACGCGCCGTCAACGCCGGTCTTCACATACTGGAGAGTGCCGAACGCGCGGGTGGCGTCGTCGGTTGCGGCGTTGGCGTAGGCGAGGAAGCCCTTCGGCTTCTTGGTGCCATCACCGGACACGAACGCGAGATCCTCAGCGGCGGCGAAGTCGTCCGCGAGTTCCTGGGCGAGGAACGCCTCGACGTTGAAGAACACGTCATCGAGGCACTGCTGCGTAACTTCGGGATTCGCGTAGAGTTCGCCCATGTAGGGCGTGATCTCGGCAAGCTGCGGGGTGCTGGTCGCGGGGCGGGCGTCGGCTTCACCGACCCAGCCGGCGGTAGCGCCGTGCTTGTTCACGAGCTTCTTGTATTCCGCGTTGCCGACCGAGATAACGGTAGCGATCTGCCGCATCACGTTCGCATCGCGGGCGAGAGCGATGATGTTCCGGTCCAGCTCCTCGGGAACGGCGAAGCCGCCATCGGCCGGGGTGGTGACGTTCATCGCCTTGCATTCCAGATCGGTCAGGCCGGTTTCGATGCCCTTGCGGAGCCACCGCCCGAAGCCTTCGGCGTGGGCTTTCTTGGCCATGTTGGCGCCGGGGGTGCCCATCGCGGGGCGGCCGGCCTTCGTCTCGATCTCGTCGAGGCGGGTGGTCATGGTCTTTTCGAGGGCCGCCTTCTGGCCTTCGAGCTCGGAGATGCGAGCGTTCAGCTTGTCGACCTGCTCCTTGAGCAGCGGATCAACGCTGCCCTTCGCCTTGAGTTCGGCGATGGCCTGGTCATTCGCCTTCCGGAAGTCGGAAAACGTGGTCTGGATCTGTTCGATGATCTTCTTGAGTTCGTCCATTGAATAGCGCTCCTTATGCTTTGAGAGTATTGAGCAGCGCCTTCGCCGACTGGAGCAGTTCGAAGTCAGGCTCCCCCTGACCAAGACCCGCGAAGCCCTTCGCCGCGACGCCTGCCGCCTGTGAGCGGCTGAGGCCTGCATCCCGCAGGAACCGCTCCAAATCCCGAATTGTGGTGATGTCGTTCCGGACGTGCTCGATGCGGGCCTCGTCGTTCGCCGGGAAAACAACCGGCGAGACTTCCCACAGATCAACCGTCACCAGGTCCGTGGTTTTGAGCGCGGAGTTGAACCCGGCGCCGCCTTCCGGAACGCTGTAGCCGATCGAGAGGCCCATCTTCCCGCGCTGTTTCGTCATGCCGCGATAGGCTTTGAGCGCATCGGGATCGGGGTTCGGACCGTCGATCCAGAGCCGGCCGGAAACGAAAAGGCCGTGCTCGTCTTCGCGCATCTCCAGCCATTCGCCGATCTCGCGGAACGAGGAATGGTTGTAGAACATCAGCGGCATCGTGTTCTTTTCCGCATGGCGAGCGAGCGACGCGAGGAACGCGCCCTTCAGAACCCGCTCGTTGTAGGAATCCACGACGCCGAACACGGAGCCGTATCCCGAGAAGACGCCCTTCTCGTCGATGCTCTTGATCTCGAAAACGAAGTCGCGCTGTTTACGCTGCATTGGTCGCCTCCTTGGCCGGCTCGGGCTTTGGCAGAGCAAGCGGCTTCCCATCGCTGCCGACGATGGCCATGTTCAACGGCATTAGCGGAGCATCAAGGCCCGGGATCGGGTTCATGTCCTCCAGGTCGCGGGCCTCGTTCCGCATCATCCAGCCGTCTTTGATGGCCATGCCGTAAGCCTCGAAGCGGCTCTTGACATCGCCGCGAAGAAGCCCGGCCGCGTTGTGTTTCGCGTAATATGTTTTCTGCTCTTCCGGGGTCAGCAGGTCGCGATAGATCGCCTGCTCCCAGCGGATCAGCCAGGGCATCAGCGAATGGACGACGAACGACAGCCCAAGGTGCTCGACGTTGGAGAACGTCGCTTTCTCAAGGTCGTTGATCAGATGCGCCGGGACGCGGAAAAGCGACGCGATCTCGGAGCGCTGGAACTTGCGCGTCTCGAGATACTGTGCGTCCTCGTTGCTCATGGTCAGGGGCTTGAACTCAAGCCCGCCGTAAAGCACGGCCACCTTGTGCGCATTGTCGCCGCTGTAGGTTTTCTGCCAGTCCTCGCGGAGCTTCTGGACCGTCTCGTCCTTCGGCGTTCCGGGCATGGTCAGAATGCCGCCGGGTTTGGCGCCGTTCCCGAACAGGCGGGCGCCGTGCTGCTCTGCCGCGATGGCAAGGCCGATCGTGTCCCGGCAATATCGGATCGGCGTGATTCCGGTCAGCCCGTTCAGGGTGAGGCCGCGAATGAATAGCAGCTCGGATGCTTTGAACTGCGCTTCGCCGGTCTTCGTCCGGACAGTGACGGTGATTTCGTAGGTCGTCGAATCCTGCTCGATCTTATGAATCGAGTCGGGGTGAATCGGGATCAGCTCGGCAACGCGGCCGCTGCGGAGCCGGTTCTTGTAGCTGAGCGAATGTCCGCGCAGCAGGATGTGAGACATACACATCGCGCGGTATTCAAACGACGTTTGCCACGAGTTTGGCTGGTCGTGGAGCAGCCGGTAAAGCGGGTGGTCGTAGGCGATTTCCTTCGTCTGCCCCTTGCGCCGATACAGATGGATCGGGAGCTGCGCCACGGACTCGGAAAGGACCGAGACGCAAGCATAGACGGCAGCCGCCTGCATGGCCGTTTCGGGAGTGACGGAGACGCCGGACGAGGTGGGGGCACCGAGAACCGACAAGAGTAGACGCTCGAAGCTCGATGCGCTCTTGCGGAACGGAGAGAAGAGCCATTCAAACAAGCCCACCACGCCCTCCGGCTGCTACGAGCCCGGGGGATTGGCCCCGGGTTCGCGCCCGTCAAAAGAGAGGAGAAGGAAAACAAAAAACCGCGCTCACCTATACAATGCGTTATCTATGGCTCTAACGCAATAGGGGCGCTGCTTTTAGCGTATCAATTTTGCTACGATATTTTTATCGTGGGGAACCTCAACCCACACCGAGGGCACTCCCGATACTGTTTCTCAGGGTAGGTGTGCCGGACCCGGCAAGACGACATGCCGCAGAGTGGGCACGAGGGGGAGCAGGCGGGAGCAGACAACCGGCGGACGATCTCGCGGGCGACGTTCGGGGGGAAGATGAGCTTATCCATTCTGTGCCTCCTACAGCAGCGCGATGCCGGGGTTGGCCGGCTGTTCGTTTTGGTGTCTCATTGCCATGTTCAGGGCCATGATGAGCGCAACCGGGCCGTCTATCTTGTTCTCCGGCCGCTCCTTGCGCGGGTAGATATTGTCCTTCGCGTCGTAATGCGCCACCACGTTCGACATCATCCAGGTCATAACCTTGTCGCCATCGAAGAATATCGCCCGGTTCAGAACCAGCTTTTCCAGCTCCTTCATCGGCTCGGAGAAATTCAGCACGGTTGGGCGAAGCTCGACCATCGGGAACTCTTCGGCCGTCAGCTCGGTGGAAAGCTGCGTCGCCTGGAACGGGTCATACGGAACCGATCGGATGTCGAACCTGGCCCGGAACAGTCGCAGGTCTTCCTTGATGTATTCGTAATCCGTGACGGCGCCGGGCGTCACCGTCAGAAGGCCTTCCAGCTCCCAGCCCTGGTAATGCCGGTTCTGTGGCAGGTCGACCGTATCGCGGGGCAGATAGTATTTCCCGAACGCGTAATACTTCGAATCCTTCCAGAACAGCAGCACAAGCGCCGCAACGTCGATTTTGCTCGCCAGATCCAGCGCGGCCACGCAGGGCATCCCCTCAAACTGCTCCAGGCTGATACTCGGATCGGCGCAGGCCCGCCATTTCAGCATGTTCATCCATGCCGTATTCGCGTTGCACCACACGTTCAGGTGCTTCGTCTTAATGATATTCTGCTGACTCGCATTATTGCAGGCGTCGCGATGCCGGGCCCGGAGGAAGTCCTCGAACACGGAGACGCCGATATTCGGGTTGGCCTTCTTCCAGTTGGCGAAATCATCCCAGGCATCGTTATCGTCGATCGTGTAGATGATGCCGAACAGTTCGTCATTCTCAGCGATGCCGTCGAGAACCTTCACCAGTTCGTCATGCTGCTGTTTGCACGGCCCGGCAAGGTTCGTCCCGGCCGTTGTGATAATCAGCATTAACGGCTGCTCACGTGCGCCCATGCCGGTATACATGGTGTCGTGTAGATCCGGCGTGTCGTGCTCGTGGTATTCGTCCACGATCGCGCATGACGGCGAAGAGCCATCGCCAGGTTTCCCGATGACCGGAACAAAGCGAGAACCAGTCGAGAGAACCGACATTGATTTCGCGTTGACCTCGACGCCGAAGTAAGATTTCAGGCCCGGCGACTGCTCCATCATGAGCTTCGCCGGCCGGAACACCTCCCACGCTTGGACCTCAGTGGACGCGCCGCAATAGATCTCTGCCCCTTTTTCGTCATCAGCGGTTAGCATGTAATTTCCGATGCCGGCGGCGACGACGCTTTTACCGTTCTTCCGTGGAACCTCTATGTATACCTTCCTGAACCGGCGCAGACCCGACGACCTTTGGACCCATCCGAATACCACGCAGAATACAAACGCCTGCCATGGCTCCAGGCGGATAAGTTTGCCTGCCCACTTTCCTTTGACGTGGACCTGCCGCTCGACATGGCGGCATACCTTCTCGGCTTTTTCTTTGTCGAATTGATACGGGAAATTACGCAGCCGCTCCCGGCCGAGGTCGTCGAGGTGCCTCTGACATGCCGCACGAACGAGCCGGCACGCAGGGATTTTCCCCGACACGACCTCTCGGGCGTATCGGTTCGCCATGACGACATGAGGAGCTGCGGCCATTGTCAGACCTCAGAGAACGGGTTGTATTCTTCATCGCCCTGGTCTGCCGTGACTCTCGACCTGGACGAAGGGGTGATGCCAAGCTCAGCCATGAGCCGAACCATATCGGCGCGGGCGCGGGAAAGAGCGGTGAAAAGCGGAGAAATCATCGGGCATCCGTTCGGAGCTTTCACGATAAAGCCTTTTCCTCGACTCATGTCGGCCAGGCGCTGATAAGTTTCGAACGCTTCGCAATACGCTGTCAGCAAAGCGGCTTCTGGTGCCTTGATGACCTTTGAGGCAGACAACATAGGGAATACGCGTCTCCATTCCTCCTTGGCTATGTCTCCGAGAAAGTCGGGAGCCTTTTCTCCGAGCTCTGAATATTTTGGCTCCGCTTTATTCAATGGTCGCTTGCCTGGATTGTTACTCAGAATCTTCATCGCTGTCGGTTTCGGTTTTCGGCCCTTCATGTGCTTTCCCCTTTCTAAATTCGTTTCTCGCAAGTCTTGCGCGGATAAACGGGAACACCAGCTCTACCCGTGCCAATTCGTCTGGCATCTCTTTTTCCATGTTGATAAGATGGCGCAGGTTTGGAATGCTTGCTAGCGTTCTGCTGGCAAGCGTGTAATCTTTGGGGAGCTTTACGCCATGCGAGTTTACGGCCTCTATGATCTGCCGTTTTGACCAATTAAAACACGGATAGAATGTGTTTCTATGATCGTGATGGCCCTGGCATTGGTTCACGTATACCCTACGGTCGAGGCTATCGGATGCGTTGATGCCAAACGCGCACCACGCGCTAGGCAAGCCGTATCGCTTACGCAGAGATAGAAAAACTTCATCTTGGCATCTCCGGCGCAGTGTGCTCTCGGCAATGCCGACAATCCCGGCGATCTGCTCCCATGACAACCCGAACCCGGCACAGATGCTTACCTGCTGCCGGATCTTGTCATCGATGGGTGCGCGCGGCTTGCCCATTATGCCGCCTTGTCGGGCAAGGGTTGGAGCGCTGAGGTCGGTTCTGCCCCGCCTTCTCCCGGCTGGTGGCCGGGCGCATTGGCTACAATGCTATCAGCGCTTGATTTCTTTATACCTTTATACATGCCCGCGCCACGTTTGTCAATCTCACTGAATGGCAAGATCGGAACGGTCAGGCGGTCGCGTGCGGTTGGGTCGAGAAAATAAATGTATCTGAGCTGAAAGCCCTTCAACAGTGTTGCTCCGATACTCTTTAAAAAACTAGTGGAGGTTCCAGACCCGGTCTTCCCATATCTAGCCTTTATGTTGTTAGCTCCCTGTGAGTTGATTCCACCGAAACCCGGTTCAAAAACTATTTTACAGCAGACTTCACCATCCGGCATTCGATACATTGATTTATTTTCGTTGATGCCGACCAATTCAAAGCCAGAAGCTCGGTATATAATACCATCGCCGCATTGTGTTGCGTCTGAATATGACTGCACCCACTGAAGCCACGGATATTGTTTTTTTAACCATCGCATAGCAAAACCTATACAGCGGCTCTCGCCATTCCTCGGCAGCCAATCAGCAAATGCCAGCCTGTGAAGATCTAGCATGGCGTTCCAAGGTGTTTCTCTGACTAACGGCAACGCCTTGCGCTTGTCTATTGGTGGGCCGAATTGCATTGCCCCTCCGCATTTTCCGTTTAAAAAAATACCCAAATGGATCTGACTCCGAGTGTCCACTTTGCCGCTATAGTGAATTGATGTCACCACCTTCCTAGCGTCGGAAGCGCTTATCGGCTTTACAATCAAATCTTTTGCGCTACCCATTTATGAACCTCTCACAGATAAACGCAAGCGCGTTGCCGTTGCTGTTCTCGTTCACTGCTGACTCGCCGTGGCCCATCTGCTTAGCCTTAGCAAGAGCCGCCTGCACTTTCTCGGCCTGCTCGTCGTGAACGGTAAACGTAATCTGCTGAAATGGCTGCTTGTCGCCATCGTCAAGCTCGGGCACCTCTGCCTCTGCCACGTCGAACGCGCCGACCTCTTCATCGGTGAAGCCGATAGAGTCTAGCTCGAAATTCACCGCGAGCAGGTCTGCGATCTCCAGCTTCAGCATCTCCTGATCCCACCCGGCGTTCAGCGCCAGCTTGTTATCCGCGAGGATATACGCGCGTTTCTGCGTCTCGCTGAGATGCCCGAGTGTGATCGTCGGTATCTCCTTCAGCCCGAGCTTTCGAGCCGCAAGCACGCGTCCATGACCGGCAATAATGCCGCCGGCCTCATCAATAAGCACCGGGTTGCAGAATCCAAACTCTCGAATGCTCGCGGCGATCTGCGATACCTGTGCATCGCTATGCGTGCGCGCGTTTCGCGCATACGGTATGAGGTCTTCGGTCTTTCTTTTCACGATCTCAAGCATGTCTAACCCCCCTAGTCAATTTCGCGGCCATAAAAATATGGCCCCACCCAACGGTCTCCAGCCGCACGGCTACAGCGATTCGATACCCCCTACCCCCTGCCGGGCCTGCCTGCTGCTGGTTTTCTGGCAGCTTCGGCCGCTCGGTCGAGCCTGCCGTGCGTGCGTGCGTGGCATCGCTCGCACAGAGCCCGCATGTTGTCAGCATCGAGACGTGCGCCTCCTGACCTGAGCGGCGCGACGTGATGAACCAGCGCCGCTGGCACCACGAGCCCCGCGGCCTCGCAATCCTCGCAGAGCGGGTGAGCATGTAGATACTCAAGCCTCACGGCCTGCCAGTCGCGGTCATAGCCCCTCGATGCTGCCGACCCCCGCTCTCGCTCCCTGTGCCCGCGGTGCTCCTGGCACAGACGCTCGCCGGCCGGGATCATCGCCGTGCAGCCGACAGCCCCGCACGGATGGAACGACGGAGCGGCGTGCTGGTCACAATACCGAGCACGCGTCAGCCTCGGGCAACCTGGACGGGAGCAGGGGCGGAGGGGGAGCTGGTTCGCGGTATTCCAGGTGTAGTTACAGAACCGCATATGTCCTCCTTTTTAAATTCCATTAGATTCGATAGGCTCATTCTCAGCCGTATTTTTCTTCTTTCTACCGCCACGCCTTCCATAAAAACGAGCGGAATAACAGGTAAGAATTTTCATAATATCCTCTGCTAATTCTTCTTCATATTTCTTTTCTTTTGTCTCAACAACCTCAACCGTAATTTCGAGATTTTTGAAAATGGCATCAAGATACTCGTAACCAAATCGGGCAAGTCTGTCTTTATATTCAATCAGTATTCTCTCAACTTTACATTCAAAACACATCTTAATTAACTTATGTATGCCATTTCGCTTCTCATTTATCCCACTGGCAATTTCATCAATTAGAATAAACTTGTAGCCTTTATTCTCAGCGTGTTTTCTTAACCTGTCTTTCTGGCGTTCAAGATTTTCTTTCTGTTTTGCTGTGCTACATCTGGCATAGATAACCGTTAGCTTTTCTTGTTTCTCTTTCTCAACTCCCATATAAGAATCTAAATCATCCTGACGGAAACGCCTATGACCGCCAGCTGTTTTGAAAGAGTTTATCTTCCCATTGTTAGCAAGCGTTTTAAGTGTATTGATTGATACACCTAAATACTCGCTTGCTTCGGTTATCTTATAGATTTTCATCAAGCAAGCCTTTAAAAATATGTGCTATAACATCAACCGTCCAACCGTTTCCGATGCACTTGTACCTTTGTCCTTTTTTGAGGGTTGCAGTGTAACCATCTGGAAGTGTTTGAAATTTCTCACACTCTTCGGGCGTGGCAGAACGTGTAAGAATGCTTCCCCTCCGCAACAGGTTTAGACTATTAGACTTTAATGCATCGTTGGCTTTTTGTAGGTCAAGTACAATTCTATATTTTGTTGCTGGAGATTGGGCGGCTAACGCAGGGTATTTTTTGAAAAACTTTATTTCATCTTTTATATATCCATGACCTAATCTATATAAATAACCATCAAAGCAATCTTTGCTTACGTTATCAAATTGTAATATTGGTATATTTGTCCAATATAGTCTTCTTCTGTTTTGCATACTGAATGATGAAGAGTTTATCTCCACAGGAGTAATACCTAAATGTTGCGAAATAACATCTTGGTATTCTTTTTTCATTTTTACATTTTCAAGCAAGAAGTATTTAGGCTTTGTTTCTTTCAACAATCGCACAAACTCAAAGAACAGTTTGCTTCTTGGGTCTTTAAAGTTTAATTGCTTTCCTGCAAATGAAAATCCTTGACATGGGCTTCCTCCTATAAGTAAGTTTATTTTTGGTAATTCAGAACCTTTTACCTGCATAACATCACCTAAATGCTTTGTATTTGGGTAGTTGTGTTTTGCTACCTGTAGTGCGAACTTATCAATTTCAGAAGCGAAGTAGTTATCCACTTCAAGCCCCGCTCTTTCCAAAGCAATCTGACCACAACTTATACCATCGAACAGGCTAAGTACGTTTATCCTCATCTTTCAACTCCTTAACTAATTTCTCGTTTGCGTCCGCAATCTTCTGCATATCCTCAATTGATATTTCTTTTTCCAAAGGTTCAAAGAAATAAACCTTCTCGTCCTCTGTCTGAAAATACTCTTTCGTTACCTTTATGACTTTCATATTTCACTCCTTAAATATACCACTTTTCTGGTTAAAAAGCAAGTGATTTTAACCGATTTCTTTTGATTTTGTTGGATTTTCATAAGCAGTTATAACCTCCTCGCAAGCTGAGGCTCAGGCCGCGTGAACACGCCGACCCACCAGCAGAGCATGAAGAAGAGGTTTGTCATGGCTTTTCATCCTCCAAGAACCACGCCGCCACCGGGATGCCGGGGCGAAGGTCTTCCAGCTTGAACTGCCCAGCCTTATCTCAAAACCATAGATACTCAACCTCGGCATCTACAGGGCCATGGCCGGTAGCCTTCCACGCCTTGCCGTATCCGACCTTTTCAAGCCCGCGCTCTTTTGCCAGATCGATGCACTTCTGACATGCCGGAAAGTTCTCGCGTGATGGGCTGTCCCTGTCAGCGACGGCCTGACAATCTACCTTTGCTTCGCAGAGTGTTTGCCAGTCGCGTTGTGTTAGATGGAATTCTCCCGATGATGCCTTGCGGTCGTTGTAGCAGAATACCGACCAGCACAGTTTCGTATGCTTTGTATTGACCATTTTATTCCTCCGGCATCTCTGCCTCGTCCAGAACGCGGCGCTTCAGCCTTCCGGCCTCCAGCACCAGATTCGCCCCCGTGAACCGCAGCAGCTCTTCGAGCGTGTCAGCCCGAAGTTCTGGCCGCTCGGCCCACAGGCAGGGTTTGCCGCCCTCGTAATGCACTTCATGGATGCCATACCATGCCGTGTCTTTCGGCCCGTGGTGTTTGATGACGCGGTAGTTCCAGCTCATCCCCGCACCTCCACGCGCTTTTCCTTCTGGATTCTCATCCAGACGTGTGATCCGGTTCCGCAGCCCATCTCGTCGCAGTTATGGTCCTCTGGGATATCCCTGTCGTCGAACATGATGACAATCTCTCGGCCGGCCTCGTATGCCTCAATCGGCTTTGAGCCCTTTGGAATAGTGTCCAACCGGCACCAGAAGGCATACTGCCGTTTCTTTTCTTGAAGGATGGACAAGGCAGCTTCATTGAGCTTGGTTTCAATATCATTTAATATTTCTTTGGAATTTCTCATTTTTTCACCTCCACGCGCTTCTTGCAGTAGGGACAGACTTTCGGAGGCGCACTCGTATCTTTCGATTCATCGCATCCGAGAATCCATGAATTTTCTGTCACACTAACAGTCCACACGCACGTCTCCGGCTTATGCTCCGGCGCGGCGTTGGCGAGGGCGGCGCGAATTATCGCCAATGTCTTTCTGGCTTCTATTCGATCGGATTCTCGTTCGGCCTCCGGTAGTTGGGCGTAAGCCGTCTGGCTCTGGCGTTTCCACCTGTCCTCGTAAACTTCGCCCGAAACAGGATGAGTCTTACCTGTCTTTTCGGCTTGGTATTTCATCCATCCAGACCATCGTTCATGCTCCGTCGCGGCCAGATTTTCCAGAAGTTCGGGGCGGCCGAGAACATTTCTCAGCCGCTCGATCTCCGCATCCTTCGCCGCGAGGGCGGCGAGGGCGGAGTAGTCCGTTACAAGAGCCGCGACATCATGCAGGGCGGGGCGAGCCATGGAGGAATCAAACTCCACCAGCTTCCGGCCGCAAGCCAAGGTAGATATGCCGCCGAGATTCCATGCGAGCGTCTCTACTTCTGCTTTCAGCCTCTCGATCTCCGCATCCTTCGCCGCGAGGGCGGCCCGGAGGTCGGCAGCTTCGGAATGGCAGTCCCCGTTACAGCGTGTGCATGTTTTTTCTGTTTTCATTCCCCTTCTCCTTTCATCAGCCCCGCCGCTCGGAGGGCGGCCTCGGGCGTCGTTCCCCTGTTTGCAAAGTCCCGCTCCTTGGCGCACCAGCCGTCGCCGCTGACCTCCGGCTGCATGTGATATAGCCCAGCACCCTCCGGCATTGCCCGCACGGCCCGGCCCAGCCCGGCGTCGGCATCTTTCTTGAGCCGCTCGATCTCAGCATCCTTCGCCGCTATTATTTGCTCTTGCTCGATGATCTTGGTCTGTTGCTGATTGAGCATTATCATGTCGTCAGGGTGACGGCTAGATCTCCTCAGCCGCTCGTTCTCGGCTTTGAGTCCTGCGTTTTCCGCCCGCAACGTGCCGTTTTCCTTGGCGATTATCCCCGACCTGTGCGCTTGGGTTCTGAGCTCGCCAAGCTCAAGCATCTGCTTGTTCGTCAGGTCGAGAAGTTCTTCGATTCTGCGTTGCGCGTTATACCCAGTGTTCATTTCATTCCTCCTTCTTCCCGGCCTCGCCGAGAGCGGCGCCGCATACCTTCATCATCTCGGCATTGCCTCGGTGACTTCGCCATGTCCGGAATTTTCCTCACGGCCCGGCCCAGCGCGGCATCGGCCACGAGTGAGGTGATGCGCTCGACAAGCTCATCCTGCATCAGCTTGCCCTCTGGATCGCCGACGATTCTGCGGATCTCGACGAGGCACCAGATCTGACCGTTGAGATCCCGCCTTTCGCGTTCGTTCCATGAAATGATGGCGGCTTGTTTTGTTCCGCGTGGCCCGGTGCGTGCCTCGCACCAGTCGCATTCTGCCACCCAGGATCTTGGGCCAATCTTCACCGTTTCCACGACATTGCATTCGCAAAACGGGCAAGGGCGCAGCTTGGTCTTGCTCATGCTCTTCCCTCCGCCTTCCTGATAGCTTTCTTCGCTGCCGTGATCGCATCGTAGTGCCTGCGCTCCGCGCCGATCAGCCTGCCTGCCGCTGGTGGTTCGGCTGGCATGACGTTCATGACCATCCGCAGCGCTGCCAGCAGGTCAGGCGCGGCAGAGATCAGGCGGGCGTCAGCCTCGGACTTGTCGTCGTGCATGATCTCGCAGACCGCCTTGTCCTGGGTCATGACCCAGAATCCGAAGCCGCACTTTCGCGGCTCAACAGTCCACGGCCCCGGCGTGTGCTTCGTGTTCTCGATCATGCTCTCCTCCATGAAAATTTGTATTTCCCCGGCTTCATGCGCTCAACCAACCCCTTGCGCTCCAGCTCGCTCAGAAACTCCATGGCCCAGGAGCGGCCCCGGCCAAACGCAACGGCGATGTCAACGGCGGTGAACGACAGCGGCAGGACGAACGCGGGGCGCTCCTCGGGCTGTCTCATGGCCGGACCTCCCCGCACAGCCCCTCCGGCCTGATGCAGCAACCCACCAGCCCCACGCTCGCGAGCCGGCGGTGCGGTATCGTGCTGACGTTGCGGCGGTAGTGCTCGCAGTGCAGGCACGTAGTGATCGGCCGGCCGGTCGAGCGGAACGGCGCAGACTGGAACCGGCCCGATGGCCGTCGAACCTCGTTCGTGACGCTCACATCGGCACCTCATCGAATGGCAGCGGCTCGCGGCTGATCCTCGACGCCTCGATCACCGAATACGCGAACGTCAGCACGTCCTCGGCCGGTATCGTAAGCAGCCACGGCTCGCGGTTGCGACGGTGCCATACGCTCGGTATCTTCTTCCCTGCCGCGTCGGCGGCCTGCTTCATCGCCTGACTCACGTTCAGCCGCTCGACGCGCTTGCACTCGACATGCACGCCTGGAATCGAGTGCATGATGTCTTCAGCGCGATCGACACCATTGCGCGCGGATCGTGCCGCATCCAGCCCGAGCGAGCGCATCAGCTCGGCAAGCTCAAGCTCGCCAACAGCGCCCTTCCTGCGTTGCATCTTGCTCATCTCATTCCCTCCAGTCTGCGTATCTCTTCTTCCCACTCGTCGGCGCTGATCTCGCCTGCAAGCGCGCGGTTCGCGTTGTCGTATACCTGCTGCCGGTATCGCTCGCTGATGCCTGGCGTCTCGCGCTTCGGCGCGGGGCCGGCCTGCTCGTCAGGTATTGGCATCGCTTCTGCCCTCCGCTTTGTGGATGGCATCCTCGGCAAGCTCGTATATCCTCGGATCAAGCCCAGGAATGTCGTGCTTCAATATCGCCTTCAATGCTTCGAGCATGGCCGGTGCCGCCGCAAGCATGCGCTTCGTGTTCCTATTCATTTGTGCCAGTATTCCTCCGGTTCATAGGCTGCCTGCATCGGCTCGCTCTCGTCGTAATACCTGCCGGTCACGGTGTCATACTTCAACTTCGCCACGCCGATCTTCCCGATGACCTTGAACCTAATCTTCTGAACGTGAATCTCGACGGGCGATCCGTGCTTTCCGGTATCGCGCCATACCGCGATGGCGTTGTCTGCCTTGTTTCGCCAGTGCGAAGAGCCGCTGATGTCATACGGCGTCGGGCACGGATACTTACCGGTCTTCTGATCCTTTTGCAGCTTCGTCGGGTGCGCCACGATCCAGAGATGCACCTGATTCTCGCGCGCGAACCTCCGGAACTTCGACAGCGCTGAACTGATCCATTCCGTCTCGCTCATCTTGTCGGGCCTGGCGCTCTCTACCTCGTTCCACGGATCGATGACGAGCCCCTTGATGCCGCGCCGCTTCACGAGGATCAACGCCCGCCGCAGGATGTCGTCTACCGTGATCGGGTCGGGCAAAATCCAGTCGAAATACTCGCGTAACCAGTTCATGCCGTTGTCCAGGTGCTCGCGGGTCATGCGGGCATTCGATCCTCGGTTGAACGGAAGCCCGATCAGCTTCTCGACGAGCTTGATAGCATGCTGCTCGATCGGCTGGTTCTCGGGCGAGCAGATGGCGAAGCGCCACCCGACCGTGGCCGCGAGGTTCACCATCAGCGCATCCAACCACTCGCTCTTGCCGTGGCCAGGAATACCGGTAACAACCGTCCACTCGCCTTCCCGAACGGTATAGAGCGAGTCGACGGCGGCCCATCCGGTCGGCTTGCCACGCTTCACGCCGTCTTCGTATGCCGCAAGCATCCGATCCGTGAAGTCGTCCACGGTGAACAGACCAGCCACCGGATACGGCGTTGCCTCGGTGATCGCGCGCGCGACCGCCTGCGGGCCATGCTTGCATAGCGTCTCGTTTGCATCCTTGCAGCCTGCCGGCCACTTCGCCACCCAGCAGCGTTCAGGCCCGAGGCGGCGGGCAAGCTCTTCTTCGAGCGCCTTCCCTGGCGCGTCGTTGTCGACGGCCAGGATATGCCGATCCACGGTATCGAGCAGGCCAGCGCAGGTATCCATGAAGTCGAACTTGCAGGCGAAGTTCTTCGCGTGCGGATCGGGCGCTCCATCAGGCACGCTCACGCACGAGACGATACCGGCAGTCTCGACCGATAGCTTGTCCATCTCGCCTTCGACCCAGACCACGCCGGCCGGGTCGATGTCGTCGATGCCGTAGAGAATGCGCTCGGCGCCGGCCTCAAGCCTAAAATTCTTCGCCATGTCCCGATATTTGGCATTGGTCAGCTCGCCGCCGCGATAATACGGGAACGCTATGCAGTCGGCTTCCTCGCCGATCTGCGGCATGTAGATGCTGGTGGTGAATAGCCGGTTGCGCTTGATAACGTCGGCTGCGATCATGCGCCGATAGAGCCACGCCATCCAGCGCTCAGATACGTCATGGTTCGCCCGAGGTATCGGCTTGCGGTAGGTGCGCTTGATCTGCCGGAACGCCGGGTGTTCCCGGTCTGCGCCGGTCTTGAGTGTTCCAGCCCAACCACAGTGCCAGCAGTGCCATACGCCGCTCTCGGTGTTCACATTCAGGCATGGATATGTAGACTTCTGCCTTGTATGGCTGCATTGCGGGCAGGTCGTCTTTATCTCGCCAGCGCGCCCTGGCGGGATGATGATGCCGTATTCTGCAAACGTCTTCATCTGTCGCCTCTCATTCGCACACGCGCAGGTGGCCGCCGTTGATGTGATCCCAATTATCGTTGGGGTCGGTGGCGTTCATGCTCGGCTCGCACCTGTTAAGCCAGTTCAGGAACCGCGTCTTCGTCGCCTTCTTTGCCTTATTCTTGGGAAGCGCCAGCCATGCAGTCATCTTGCCGAACTCGCGCCTAACGTCGATGCCTGCATACGCCGGGTTATTCGCCAGTGAGTCGATGAACTGCTCGTCGGTCATGGCTGTGTTGTTCTTGGCAGGCTTGCGCGCGCGGGCATCGTCACCGGAAGGTGATGATGCATTGACCTTCTCTTCTTTTTGATTCGGATTAGGATTAGGATATGGATTAGGATTAGGATATGGGGCATTGCCCTTTTGATGCATCAGCAATGCGCCCGCATGCGCTTCGCATTGCCCTTTTGATGCGTCGGCAATGCGCCCGCATGCGTTTTGCATTCCGTCGCGTCCATTAAGCCTGGCATTCCAGCGCTTTTGAGCTGCTGCCCGAGCCGCCTCTGACCTGATATTAGCCGAGCTGGCGTATCCATTATGCTTCGTCCAGTCGTGAACGATCAGGCCGTCGTCCGTTTGATCTAGGAATCCGACTTCAACAAGCGTAGAGATGAACTTGTCAGGATCGCCATCCCATTTCGCAGCGATGGCGATATCGTCAGCATCTAGGTCGGTGAGCGTCCCGTCTGGCCTATTCTGAGCCGTATATGCCCACAGGCAGATGAGAGACCACATGCCATCTTTGCCGATGCGCCTTATCAGCTTTGCGGTCTTGTGATGGTTCGGAAGCGATACGGATATCCTGTAGTCAGTATTCACTTGATGCCTCAATAAAGGAGAAGCCCCAGGACCCGCTCGGCAATGTGGTGCCGTCCGAGCGTTTCCGCTTCGGAAGTCCTGGGGCTTGCAAAATTGTCGATAAAAAAAGCCACATATCGGTTGGCCTCCGCCACATTTTCAGCATCTTCATTATACCATTATTTGTGCGTGATGTAAACACTAGAGCAGATGCGCCGGCATCCCGGTGCTATCCCTGACGACCACGGCGTGCCTGCTGGCATAGTGCGGGCAGCTCACGGTCTCGCCGATGACGTTCGCCGCCGATACGATGATGCCGAGGCGGCGGCAGGTGTTCATCTCAGCGCCGTGACGGTGCGTCGTGGTGACGCGGTGCTGGCACGACATGCACGTCAGCTTGATAAGCGTATCGCTCATATATCCTCCTGTTCGCCGGTAGCCCCCGGCTCGCTCACCACTTGGCAGGTGACGCCTGCATCCTTCGCCGTCTTTCCGGCTGTCATGCATGAATGCCCTGCGTTTGGGCGTGTAACGCCTTGCCTGCCACGCTAAACCTGCCTTACCTCGCCCCACAACACCGTTACCGGCCATGCCACGCCTAGCCTGCCTTGTCGCACCATGCCGCGCTTCACCACACCGTGCCTTGCCACGCCTGCCGCGTCATGTCGGGCCCTGCCGAGCCTTGCCCTGCCTTGCCTGCCACGCCTTGCCGGACCGTTCCCGGCCCTGGCCTGCCTTGCCTTGCCGGACCGTTCCCGGCCCTGGCTCGCCTTGCCTTGCCTGCCACGCCTTGCCGGACCGTTCCCGGCCCTGGCTCGCCTAGCCTAGCCTGCCACGCCTTGCGTTGTCTTATCGTGCCGGACATCGCCACGCCTGCCACGCCAGACCATGCCACTCCTGGCATTGCCCAGCCTGCCAAGATCAGCAGACGCGCTTGAACCTTCCCCAACCGAGGGCGCTGGTTTTCTCAGGGCGACCTTCGCAGATGCCGACGCCCCAACCAGCCTGATCGAAGAGCGCGAGCAGCTGCTCTTTGCTGATGATCCTGGGGTTGTATTCGACGATGACGCGGATCTGCCAGTTTTCGTATTGCGGCCGATATGCAAGGTTGCGCGTGTTGATGCCGATCGTCACGGCATCTTCGCGCATAGTTCCGGTCATGGGCTTGCCGGAATGATCCTCGATCGGAACAAGAGTCGACGCCGGATCAGCCGCCGGAGCCACGAACAGCGCCTGCCGCAGAGACACCTTGGTCATGCCGTCGAAGGCGACGGCCGCGCTGATGAGGGCTTTCTTGACTGCCGTGACCGGGACGCACTCGCGGTTTGTCTTGTCGAAATATTTGGCGGCTTCGGCCTCGGCCGGCGGATTGCGTTCTTCCTTCGCCTTCTTGGCCTTCTTCGCCTGCTTCTGGCGGATCTCTTCCTTCGCCTTCTCGGCGAACGCATGAACCACCAGCAGGCTTCCAGGGATGTTGCGTAGGGTCAGTTCGAGCTTTTCAATACCTTCCATTATGTCTCTCCTTTGGTTTGTTATTTGATAAAGGTTAGAACGGTTCGCCGGAAGCCCCCGGCCGGCTCACCACTCGGCAGGTGACGCCTGGCGCTTACTGTCCGATGTTCAATGTCCCGAGCTTGGCGGCTTCTTTGCCTGCCTCGACCATTACGCGTGCCACTTTGATTTCAGAGTAGAAGCTCTCATTGATCTGGCCGGCCAGCTTGGTTATTCTGGACGCTTTATCAGGCTCGATCTCTCCGGCCTCGACCTTCTTCATAATTTCAGCCAGATATCGCCGAAGGTTTCCCGTGGTCTTGATCTCGTCTTGCATCCGTTATTCTCCTTTTTATCTTGTTCATTATTGTTTTGATATCTTCGTATTCGTTGGCCTTATTCATGATGGCCCTGGCCTTATTCCAGCATGCCATGCAAAGCGTATTCATCGTCGGCTTGCCGCTCCATCCATAGACATCGTTCCTGACGCACACTCTCTTTGCCGTGCTTCTCATGCCGCATACTTCGCAGATGAAAAGTTTTGTTGCCCAGCAATACTGTTGTTTCCACGCGCCTAACTTCCCATTCTTGTTGTATTGCCTGCGATAGTTCACGACTAGGTGAGTATGTCTGCCCGTTTCCGGCTTTACTCGTTCTCCTGGTGGGTAGTAGAAGTTCATGGATCAGAACGGAATGCCGGCGTCTTCAGCCTGCGGTGCCGGGGCGGCGTCGTGATGCGCAGGCGCGTCGTCGCGGCTGCCAAGCAGCACAATGTCATTCACGCGCACCTGAACATCGACGCGCTTGATGCCGGCGTCGGTGGTGTATTCGCGGTTCGACGGCTCGCCGACTACGGTGATCGGCTTGCCCTTCGTCAGGTAGCTGGCGATCTTCTGGTAGCGGTCGCCGAATGCCGAGCAGCTATACCAGCTCGTGAGCTTCTTGTCGCCGAAGCCGGTGGTGACGGCCAGGGTGAAGCGGGTCACGGGCGTGCTGTTGGTCAGGAACTTCGTCTCGGCATCGCGGCCAAGGTGGCCGGTGAGCACTATCAGGGCATGATTCGGCATGGTTATATCTCCTCAGTTATGCAGTTAGGGCAGATGGCGCGGGTAGATCCCGGCCACGGGTATTCAAGGTGTGCGCCGCAGTCTGGGCAAATGTTGGCGGGATCTGGTTCTGGCTCGTCGTGTGGGTCCATGGCGTCACCGGATCGTCACGTAAGGTTCGCCGCGCTCGAGGTGAGCGCCAGGAACCGTCTCGCCGGCCTCGATGCGCTCCTGGATCTTGTCCTTCAGCGGCTTGACCACCTCGACGATCTCGCAGAGGTCCATCGGGATCTTGGCGGTATCGTCGATCTCGACCGACTCGCGGCCATCCACGAGGCTGATGCTGAACAGGCCATCGTTGCGCTTGATACTCTTCGTGTTCGCGGCCTGCATGGCAACGGCGAGATACTTACGCAGGCGCTCGACGGTATTCTCGCGGGCCTTGCGGCAGGCCCTGGCCCGTTCCTCGATCTTCTTGAAGTAGGCGGCTTCGGCCTCGATGCGCTCTTTGACCAAGCCGATATTCTCAGCCTTGATCTCAAGCGCGGCCTGCCAGTTCTGAAGCGCCGCCATGGTCTCGTCGTTGCATTCGCCGCCGGCCTCGATGATCTGGTCGGTGATGGTGCGCAGCTCGACGGCGATCTCGATCGCGCTCAGGGCGCGGATATCTTCGGTCGTCTGTTCCTTCTTTGCCTTAGCCATTACGCGGCCTCCTTCATGGTCTCGATGATCGAGAGGAACTGCATCTTGGCCTTCACCAGCTCCTCGGCAGACAGCTCGCTCCAGTCGGTGATGTCGCGGCCAACGGCGGCACTTACCACGCCGAAGCACTCGCCACGATCTTTGATGCCTGCGGCGATTGCGGCATCACGGGCGGCCTTGCGCAGCGCGGCCATCTCCGCGCCGGTCGTGGTGTCGGTGGTCGGCTTCTCGGTCTCGGTCTTCGGCGGATCGGGCGGCAGCTCGACGGTGTGAATGGCCGGAGCGGTCGCGTTCGGGGCAGGCGATGGGGCAGGGGCAGCGGCGGCTGGCTTCGCGGTTTGCTGCTTCATCGCTGGCTTCGGGGCAGGTTTGCGCGGATCGGTGGCGGCGTTGCCGTCGTCGTCATCGTCAGCGGCGATGCCGGCCATCGAGGCGAGCAGGTAGCGGCGGCCGTAGGTGATGGCCGATCCGACGCTCTGCGGGTCATCCTGGCGGGGCTTGAGGCTGATGCTCTCGCTGATCCACTCGCCCGAGGAATGGATGAGTATCGTGCTGACGGCCACGCGGCCATCTGTAACCTCAGCGGTCTGCGATACGGCGATGCCATGCCGAGCGAGCGGCTTCGCGGCATCCATTACCGAGGCCAGCGTGGCGTATCTCGATCCGAAGTGCGGATTTTTTGCGTCCATCTGCGCGCTGGTGATCTCCACCTGCGCATCCGCAAGCGCCTTCGCAATGGCACCAAGCGTTTGTGATGTCTTCATGGTTATTCTCCTTTCACAGTCCAGCGGCGCGGGTGCGGTCGAGCACTGCGTAAACGTCCCGCTCCAAGGCGGCCCGGCCTTCTTCGGTCAGGTATTCGATACTGCGCTTGCCGTTCATGCCGACGACGTGCATGTGCGGCTTCGATTCGTCGTGCAGGGGGAAGCCCCACACGTCGCGATCCTCCTGCCCACGCAGGCCGAACTGAAAGACTTTGCGGATGTAGTCGGTGATACGCATGGTGTTCTCCTCCTCACCACGGGTCGATCATGGCGGCATCCACCGCCACAACGCCACCAACGTTCTCAAGCGCGCCTGCGACGAGCTGGGCTTTGACGATGAGTTCCATAGTGTTTTCTCCTGTTTATAACGACCGCGACCGCGACCACGACCCCGACCACGACCCCGACCGCGACCACGACCGCGACCACGACCCCGACCCCGACC